ATTGATAGGGGGGGCAGGTTTTGCGGGACCCCCCCTCCTAACAATTATATATCCGGTACCTTATTTTATTTCTTTAATCGATCTTTAAATGATTCTTTTGTGACTTTGATGTAATTACCTGTTAAATTAAACTGTAAGATCTCATTCATTGCTAAATCTATAGCTATATCCTGGTCTACGTCGCTTAATTCAGGAGAAGACTTAGCAACTCTTGCTAAGTACTCACAGGTACAGTACTGTTCAGACTCATCGAAAGCATACCATTCGTCAAACTGTGTGAATGGATTGTAAGGATTATCAAGCGTGGTTAACATGAATTGTGTATCAACATTATCAGCCATCTATACACTCCTTTAACCTAATGTCTGCATTATAGTACTAACTGACACGCCTAAAGCATTAGCTACTTCAGCTTGTGTGTGGCCTGAAGAAAGCATACTTTGAGCTCTAGCTATCTTGGTTGAAGACATTATGTTACTTGTTCTAGGCATGGCACGTTGTTTAAGTGTTGCTAGATCACTGTTTAGAATAATCTCCATAAGAGCATTACTACTAATAGCACCATGCTGGATAGCTGTCCATTCATTGTCATCAATAATAATTCTATTCTTTCGAGCACCTACTCTATCTCGTGCTTTCAACAACTCTTGACCTTTAACTTTCTTAAGATCATCATCGTCCATGTCAGGATTAGCTGACTTTTTAGCACGGATGGACATAGAAGCAAGTGTCTGGGCCCGTCTCTCTAATGGTTTGTTCATCTTCGCTATGTTAAGCTTTGCCTTTAGAGACAATACCTCCTTAGAGTATATCTTATTAGCACTAGGAGAGTATAACATAGGTTTAATTTCTGATCCTATTTTTCTTGCTTTATTACCTAACTCTTTTAAAGCATTAGCATGTTCGGCATAAGCAGTTTCTATTTTAGTACCTGATGATATCTTAAATGCATCAGGTTCTTCAGCCATTCTCTTAGATTGCGTAGTACGAACTACTAATTTTGTTTTTAGAGTTCCATCAGGATTCTTAACATAGACTTTTTTCTTTGTACCGTCTGAAAGAGTCTCCCATACTTTTACTTTTGTTCCATCATCTAATTTTTCTTTCAACTGAGTAGGTTTTAAGTATGTTGCTCCAGTTAACGTGTATAATTTCTTACCTGTATTAGGATCAACATATAATTTCTTACCTGTCTTAGGATCAATTACTCCTGCTTTTTTTTCTGGAACTCTGTAATCAGAACTAGCTTTTGAAACTAGTGTAGATGCACCAGATTTTTTAGAACCTTGATATTTTTCTTTTAATTCCGATATATTATTATCTTTAGCAGATAACTTATAATTCAAATGATGTTTTTCTGCATCAATAACGACCATAGAATGCTTTACTGCTCGACATATTTCATCATCATCAGCACCCCTAATTGTCATATCGGTAATTAAATTCGAGATGTTACCCATTTCCATAGCTTTTTGCTTAGGTGTCATCTTGGGTAGATCTTCTGACATTTTATATCTTGGTTCTCTTGGATTAAAATCTTTTAATCCTTTTAAAGTAGCTGACGTTTGAATACCTCTATTTTTGCTAGGTATTACAATAACTGTATCGCCATCAAAATCAGCTCCTGATAGTTTTGCAGCTACTTTTGGATGTATACCTACCGCATCAAGAGCTCTATCAAACGATTTTTTCGCTTCTTGGTTTTTATTATTTACTATTAGTTCTGGTATTTCAAATTTGCCACCATGGGGATGTCTGATTAAGACAACCGACGTTCCATCTTCAAAATTAGGAGCATAAATCTCTTTTTCTTTTATCGATGGTAGTGGTAAAATGACATGAGTAGATTGTCGTGGTAAAGCAGCCGCTTTTAAATGAACAGCAGCAGCATCACAGTCATCTCCGAACCCACCTTCTCCGGACATTAAATATTTCTTGATTACTGGGTTGGTTAGCTTATTTAAATCCTCAAATTCGTCTTTTTTGAACTCTAAAGCCAAATTCAATTGTTTTTTAGCTAAAGCTACTGGTTGTTTTGATAAAAACTGAGATGAAAGGTTCTTACTCCAATCTTTCCAATCACCTTCTTCGTTAACTATATTCAATGCCGATCGTTTTTTATTTCCATTTTCGTCAAAGTAATGAGCCGGTATAATAGTAGCCCCAAAAGGATTTTCTGGATCGGATTTTACTTTTTTGAATACGTCCTTCTTAGAAGTTCCACTTTGTTCTGGTCGGTTATAAACAACATCATATCCATCAGGAATATCATCTTTATAAAGAGCCATTCCTTTTAGAAAATGTGTACCATCGACACTTACTCGAACCTGAGCATATCTACTTTTTCCTAAAGACAGATCAGGAACATTTCTTCGAAGTTCTATAGTCCCATCTCTATCCGAACCACCTTGATCGCCGTAACGAATCATAACGCGATCGCTACTTATAGATTGAATAGGCAATTCTTTTTCAATAGTTAAACCATCATCTTCAGATCTAGAATTTATTAATCGAACTCTATCATTCATAGCAGCATTTATTGCTTCTTTTTTATCTACTCCAGGAGCGACTAGAACATTCATGATCGTGTATTTACCAGTACCTACTTGTTTGATAAACACTTCGTGAACTTCGTATCCTTCATCTCTGGCAACAGATAATGCAGCTTTTATTTTAGTTCTACTTATTCCGATTCTATTTTCTGTACCAACACCAACGTCAATAAAACCATCCTTAGCTACACTGTCTTTTAACATATTTACAGTATTACTAAGTACTAAGGCACGTTCTTTATATGTCGGATCTAACATAGCTCGAATAGACGATTCGTTTTTTCCCATCTTTTCGCCAATAGCAACATGAGACCAACCTTTATCTCGTAATTTTATGGCTTCAGAAGTTTCTGCTAATTTTCTTTCAGTAATAGCATAGGTTTTAATATTTCTTAGATCAGTAGTGTTTATACCAAATCCAGTTGCTATTTCTACATCGCTTAAACCCTGCTTCTTAAGTTCGTTAACATCATTTAGAAATGTACTTCTTCGTTGAAATCCATCCTCGCCGGATCCTTTAGGATATCGACCAGATGTTGAAGTGCCGATGTGCATTAATTCGTCAGTCACGTTATTCCTCCGATTTCAATTTATTGAGACATTTATCAAAGGATACTATCTTTTCCATTATTTGAGAAATATCTTCAGCAAAAGGTCTATGAATCACGATATCGTGTGATTGATATATTCTTAGTTCAATATCAATCTTTTCAGGTAATTCAAAATATTCTAAACAAAATAATGCAGCATAAATTTCTAGTTGATGCATAGACGTTGGCGATACACCAGTCTTTAGATCGTGTATCCTTAGAAGATTGTCTCTAAAGGATATGGCATCTGCTGTTCCAAAAGCATTGTTAGAATAATATAATGATTGTTCAGGAGTCATCTTATAACCAATAGCATCGTTCACATAATTATTTAGTGACTTTTGACTACGTGGTAATTTTTGACCTAACTCAATACAATGTTTTGCAAGATCATGAAGTTCGGTACCTCTCTGAACAGAAAGAAATTTAAAGTAAGCATCAGCAAGTTTCTCTTCGCTATAGTTTAACCAACTATATTTACTTGCGCCTAGAAATGCGTGAAGTCCGGCGAGATTCGAATGCTTGTTGAAGTTCACTTAAAACTTCCTCCTTGTTTTCGGGATAAATAAATCTTGCTATTGACATTCTATCTAGTTTATCGACAAAATATGATTGGTTAGGTTGAACATGCGAATCAGATTCTCGTTTAAATTCGAGCATCGCCCATCGATCCTTAAACAAAACTAAAGTATCTGGAATTCCTTGCATGTAATTAGCATCATTTTTTAGAACAACGCATTCCGGAAACATTTCTTTGATTTTGTTAATGGTTTCTCGTTTGAATTTGCTTTCTAGAGTCATTTTAATCTCCTTTTGGCAAAAATGAAAGAGTACGTAAAGTAGCGTTACTCCTTCTATTATAAGCCATGTATGCTGTGCGAGTATTATTTTTTGTGAATATGGAGATAACAAAGTCCATGTTCTTTTACTTTATTACGACATTGTTCCCATGTCTGAAGCTGGCTTATCCAAACTAACTCTTTACAAAAAACTGGATCCAAAATTAAGTAAGACGGCTTATCATGATCAGTAAATCTTTTTGCGGCCATAGTTTCTCCTTTCAAGAGGTTAATGTTTTTGAATATCTTGCTTCATTGAAATCTTTTTTATTTCTTAAAGCTTTTGAGATTGCCGAATCAATTCTAGATCGAGATTGTAGATGATAGTAATATAGATCTGTGAATGGAGTATTAAGTCGATCTATTCTTCCAGCTGCTTGAGTCATCATTCGATACGAATAGTTTTGCGAATAGAATATGATTGTGTTAGTAACTATACAATTCCATCCTTCTGCGCCAGACATGTATTGAACTAAATATACCCAACTATCTGCTTTGGGAATAGGTTCGTGTTTATGCCCGTTATATTGGGCTAATGCTATGTCTAGATCCAATCCTAACTTTTTTAGAATCTCGAGTTCGTAATCAAAGTTATAGAATATAATTACTTTAGGATGTTTAATTATTAGTTCTTTAATAATCTCTATTCGATTATTATCACTATTCACAACTTTACGCAGAATATGACAAAGGTTTGTTATGTCAACTATTGGTTCGTCGGTATAAACATTCCATCTTTTTTTTGCTACCGTCTCGTATTTTACTTCATCATATGCAACGGCAACAATCTCAGTATGCGGAGTTGTGGGTTTGGGATAGATCATGTTTACAACGATCTCTCGTTTAAACTTTACTAATCTTCCACATTCAACATAGTGATCTATCTTTGGAAATTTGCTAAAGTTATTATAGACAATATGCGTCCT